GGCGCGACCTATCCGCGCTGGCAACGGTCCTTCGTAAGCGCATGAACGATCTCGGCTATGATCCTTACTGGCAGCGGTTTATGTGCATGAATTGGGACGACATTGGCGGATGCTCCGCAGGGTGTACGGATTGCGACAGCTGCACAGCATTCCGGCGTATTCAGCCTCAGTATTGCGCACGGTGCGGCGGCACCTTCTACGAGCGCAAGGAAAACCGCTTCTGCGCGGCCTGCCGCACCGCGAGGAAGAAGCAGGCCCAGCGGCACTGGTGCCGCGTGAACGGCATGAGCCGAAGATAATAAACAGTCCCAGCCGAGGGGCAAAGCTCGGCATAAGAAAGGAGCATTTTATGGCAGAAATCAAGTACATTCCGGTCAGTAAACTGTGGAAGCATCCCGATAACCCCCGTAAGGACCTGGGCGATGTGACCGAGCTGGCTGAGAGCATCAAGGTCAACGGCGTACTCCAAAACCTCACCGTTGTTCCGCTGATGGGGGAGATCACAAAGAAGTGGGACGGAGAAAGCTACCGCGTCATCATCGGCCACCGCCGTCTTGCGGCCGCAAAGCTGGCTGGTCTGGAGGAGCTTCCCTGCGTCGTGGTCGAGATGTCGGAGCGGGAGCAGCTGAGTACGATGCTCACGGAGAATATGCAGCGGTCCGATCTGACGGTCTACGAGCAGGCGCAGGGCTTCCAGATGATGCTTGATATGGGCGATACCGTCGAGGACATCGCGGAAAAGTCCGGCTTTTCCGCCACCACTGTCCGGCGCCGTGTGAAGCTCCTGGAGCTGGATAAGGACAAATTCAAGAAGTCCGAGGAGCGCGGCGTCAGCCTTTTCGAGTACATGGAGCTGGACAAGCTGAAAAGCCCGGAGCGCAAGAATGAAATGCTCGATTTTATTGGTACCGATAATTTCAAGTACAAGCTGAAACAGGCCATCGACGCCGAAGCCGCGGACGAGCGTAGGGCTTCGTGGGTGGAGCGGTTAAGCTCCTTTGCGACGCAGGTCACCGACAGAACCGGCTATAAGTTCGTCAGGAGCTTCTATGTCAACAGCGAAGTCAATGTAGAACGCCCGGAGGACGCAGATACCGTCGAGTATTTCTTCATCGTCGAAACGTACTATATCACGCTGATGACCAAGGACGCACCGACCACCCTCACTCCAGAAGAGGAAGCAAAAAAGCGTGAGGAGCAGATGAATCAGGAACGAAAGAATGCTGCCGAAAAGGCGCTGTCCGAAGCAACCGCCCGCGCCTACGAGCTTCGCGCCGACTTCGTGGCTACCGTTTCCGCAGCTGCCATCAAAAAGCACCTTGTGGACATCGTAGCGCTGTGGGCCTACGCCGAATACTGGGACGATACCAGTTGGCTCACCGAAGAGGAAATCGCGCAGGCTACCGGCGCCGAGACCCTTGCCGAAGATGACGAGGGCGGCGAGGACGATGCCGCATTTACGCTCCAGGCCGTGACCGACGCGATCGGCAAGACGCCCGAAAAGGCGCTCCTGCGAATGATCTATGCGCGCCTGGGTGATGGCAAATCCGATGGCTATTTCCGCAGCTACTGGAACAGCTACACCATGAAGCACGAGGAAAACGAGAAGTTGGACCGTATCTATGCGTTGCTCGTCAAGCTGGGCTACGA